GAAGGGCACCACGGTCGAGAAGGGCAGCGGCCGCGAGTACATGCCGTACTGCTGCGTCGCCGCCTGCGTCGTGGCGGCCGTGAACGGCAGGAACATGGACGGGGGCCCCGTCTGCTGCGTCTGGTTCGTGGTCGTGCTGCCCATGGCCTACCTCATGAAGTGGTGGGAGACGACCTGCCGGTCGAAACGCATTCCCCATCTCTTGAGCGCCCGCTCCCAGCCGCGTCTCCCATGAATCTCGATGCCGTCGCAGTCCTGGCTCTTCGCCAAGTCAATGAAGACCTCGAAGTACGCGAGCCAGCGCCGCATCTGCGTGCCTGCGCACCAGGCCACGGAGAACATCCGTTTGGCGGGGTATTGCAGGATCTCGGTCACTGCGACGGCAAGCACCTGCGTGCGATCGGCCATCACGAACCAAAGCTGCCCCTTGCCCGAGCCGCACTCCTGCTTCAGCTGCCCAAGCGTGGTCATGCCGCGGCTCCGGGCCAAGGCGGGCTCCAGCATGGCCCAGACCGCCGCCGAGACCATCCAGACCTGGGACTGGGGCACCGCCACGAGCTCCGTATCGCCATTCGAGAGCACGACGGCCTGGTCGCGCTCGGCGCGCTTCGCGGCCCGCTTCGCAGCGCTAGCCGTGGACGCTGTACTGGTAGGTGCGGTCATTGATCGGTCCTACGTCTGCTGTGTGGTAGACGGTGAACTGTCCGATGCCGCAGATGATCCAGATCTGCTCCTGCGCCGCGTCCTGTGTGATCGGATGAAAGGAGATCTGGGAGTTCGGGTTCACCAGCTCATCCTGAAAGGTGGTCGAGCGGACGCCGGAGCCGGAGCCCAGCGTGAAGGAGCGGCCGCCCGCGTTGTGCTTGCCCTTCAAGAGCTTGTTGATCGCCGCGGCGTTCCGAATCGCGCTCTCCTGCGCAACCCGATCCGACCAGGGCGTCCCGAGCGGCACGGGCACGCTGGGCGTGGGATTCGTGGGGCCGAGAGGGTTCGTGGGCATCAGCGCGTTCCCCTCTGCTGGGTCATGACGTCGAGGCCGACCAGAATCCCGAAGTTGCCGCCGGTCTGGATCTTGGCCTGGACGTAGCGGCCGGTCGTGCGCTGGCCGCACATGCCCGCTCCATTGGGTCCGGAGGCAACGCCGTAGGCGCCGTCGATCAGCGGCGAGACCTTGCCCAGACTGGCGATCGCGATCGTCGCCGTGCCGTCCGCACCCGAGAGCACGGGGCGCAGGCCGTGAACCGTCGCAAGGAAGCCCGGCGCAGGCTCTGCAAGCCCGGTCTCAAGCAACCCCGGCGTGGGTGACCCGTTGAAGATGCCCGGCGTGTGCGTCGGATCGAAGCCTGCGAGCTGCGGCGGGTACTGGAGCGTGCTCTGGCCCCAGGTGTCGAGGTTCGTGATCGCCGGGTCATCGAGCGAGCCCGTCATCTGGTCGAGCGAGAGCCCCGGCGGCACGAGCGAGATCAGGGCCTCGAGGTTCACGTTGATGAGCGTCCACTTGTCGAGCTTCCAGTTATAGAGCAGGAGCCGGTTGCCGATGCCGGCCACGTTGCCCTGGCCTGGGTAAAGCCAGGCGGCGAGTCCGCAGGAGAGATCGGTGCCCGTGAACCAGCGGTGTGACCACTGGCGGTCGATGTCGGCCATCACCCACTTGTCGATGCGCTCGAAGCCGATCGGTGTCACCTGCTGGCCGTCAAAGCGAACGAAGCCGTCATTCGACAGCCAGAACTGCAGGTTCCCGTAGTCGATCGTGCTGCCGGGGATGAGGCAGCCGCGGGTGGTGTCGACGGGGAAGAAGTCGAAAACCGTGTCGTAGCCCGAGTACTGCATGCGGACCACGCAGCGCTCCTGCAAGACGGTGCCGAAGTCGCGTCCGCCGAAGAGCGCCTGGACCTTCCCGTACTCGCCCTTCAGCGGCTGCATATCGGAGAGCACGCTGCGCGCCGCCAAGGTGCCGACCTGAGGCCACGACGTCGGATCGGTATAGGACGACCAGTGGAGCCCGTCGGGCACCGTGCCGATGGCTGCGTTTGCGCCCTGGCCGACGATGTTGCCCAGCACGAGGAAGCGCATCACCACGCACATCGCCCGGCATTTCGAGGCGTCTGGCGAGAGCACGGCGGGCATGCCGATCGGCCCTCCGACGGTGCCGACGTTGACGCTGATGACCGGGTCGTCTCCGTGAGTCTCGAAGACGAGGTCCTCCCAGCGGGCATAGACAGCTCTCGAGGTGGCTCCCGGCGCGATCGCGTAGAGCGAGGCCAAGGGGCCCGCGCCCACGTAGCCGTAGAGGTGGCCCGAGTCGGCGGCGAAGCTGAACGGGCTGCCCGCCATGCTGGCCCCGGAGACCGCGCCGATGCAGGTCGAGGCCAGCGAGCCGAGCGACGACTGCTGCATGAACTGCCGGTAGGGCGAGTAGCCGCGGATCCTGGGATAGACGCCGACGGCTTGGAGCAAGAGCGGGGCCATGATGGGGGCAATCTGGTCGGGGGCCCACTGGCCCAGCTCGACGTCCATCTCACATCGCCCGCACGGCCGGCTGCTGGCCGGAGTAGCGCTCGAAGGCCTCGTTCAGCATCGAGACGCGGAGTGCGCCTTGGTAGCGGGACTCCCAGGAGTCGCGCTGGTCCTCGCCCAAATAGGGAGCCGAGGCGGAGAGCGAGCCGTAGAGATAGATCGCGGGATAGCGCTGCAGCAGCCAGTTGGTGCCGCTCGTATTGTTCGGGTCGGTCAACGACTGGAGCTCGGCGTAGTAGGAGAAGCCGAAGACATAGGCCGCGTCGGGGATCTTTCCGAGCACCAGGTTGTTGCCCACGATCGAGTAGTTCCAAGGCATGCCGACGCCGTAGAAGTTGCTGTCGTTCACCTGCTGGATGGGGCTCTTGATTCCCAACGGGTAGAGGAAGCCTGTCGCGACCGAGGTTGGCTGGGTGACGGGCTGCCCCGCGTTCCACGCCGCCACGAGGCCATTGTAATCGGGGGGCAGCGGGATCAGCTGCGGGTTGGTGGCCGCGGGGTTGGCGATGAGCGTCGTGTTCACGATGGCGTAGCGCGAGCGGATCTCCGTGTTCGCGCGGTTCTCGAACAGCACCACCCAGTCGGGAATGTGCGAGGCGATCGGATCGTTCAGGCCTTCGCGTGAGATCCAGTTCGCGATCGCGGCCACCAGCTGCGTGAAGTTGCCGAAGGGCACCTAGATCCTCCCATGCCAGGTGCGCCAGGCGAGCATCGCGTGGTCGTTCAACAGCCGGTGCATGAGAGAGCCCGAGCCGTGCTTCAGATCGAGCAGCAGCTCGCGCATCGTGATGCCGTGCTCGACCAAGATGGCCTGGAAGGCGACTTCGGGGATGCGGGCCACGAGACGGAGGTCACGCGCCTTACCGTTCAACCTCGTGTCCCCGAGGTCGGCCGCGTACTCGCGGTTCCACCTGAGGATCGTGCGGATCTCGTCGTCAGGCTGGCTGTACTTGGCGACGAGCGTGTCGCTCGCACGATCGAGCGTCAGCTTCACGCCGAGCGGCATGGCCTACTGGCCTACCCGCTTGAACTCGAGCGAGACGCCGAAGGTCATCGCCGCGGCCTTCGCTCCCGTGCTCTGCACGTAGGCCCTTCCCGTATGGCCGATGGGCGGCGGCACGATGAGTGAGTAGTTCCCGGCCGTGGTGAGGTTCGTCCCGGTCGCGAGGGTGAAAACCCAATTCGCGCTCGTGCCCTCGTTGATCTGCCAGAGGAGGGTCGCCGACTCGCCCGCGGGCATGACGGTGCAGCGAAACAGGATGGTGACGTAGTCGTAGCGGGCCGGATCGTTGATCCAAGGCCCGATCACGTCCTGCCCGATCGGCTGCACCCCGAGGGCGATATACGGCGCGCCGGTCCCGTAGAGCTGGCCGCCCGCGCCGTCCTTGATTCCGCCGCCGATGAGAAAAGTCTTCTCGACGAATCCCATGCGAGTCCTCCGCCATGTGGGGCGGAGGAGGGGTGACCCCTCCGCCCCTCGACCAGTGGCAGCTCGCCGCTACTACTGGAGGTCCGCGCAGATCGCCATCGATCGCGGCTCCCGAGCCTCGAACGTCCACTCGCAGATCATGAGCCGACGGATCGCGTCGCCGGTATCCGCCAGGGGCTTGGTCTGGAACGGCCGCAGCCAAGAGAACGCGATGTACTCCGTGTCGAGCACCAGCACGCGCTGCGACGGTGTGACGCGCAGGAAACGCGAGGGCTGGATGTTGATGGTGCCAAAGTCCGACACGTAGATGTCGATCGCCGCGACGAGGCGCCGATCTTCCAGATCCTCGTACTTGGTGACCGCGGTGCCGAGCGTGGTCTCCTTGGCCGTGAAGCCGGACATGCGCTGCTTCATCTTCGGCGGCGCGATCGCGAGATTCGTATGACCGCCCTGGGTGTAGACCTGCTGCAGCACGTTCTTGAAGATGTCCTCGTCGAACGTGCGTGCAGTACCGTCGACGGGCGCCGTCGTCGGATGTCCGCTCGACCAGACTGGTGCTACGCCGCCCGTGCCACGGTTGGCCGGCGAGAGACCCGGCGTCCCGACGTCATTCGCCGCATCCATCCAACTCTCGATGCCAGCCGGAGTCCGCTTGCCGCCAGTCGAAGAGGCGATGTTGTTCTGCGAGGCCAGGGGCTCGACGTCGCGCTTCAACTCCAGGCCGCGCTTTGCGGTCTGGTAGTTCACTTCCGAGGAGCGGCCCGCCTTCAGGACCACTTCCTGTGTTCCTGACACGACGACCACCTTGCGGCTGATGCCCATGTAGTTGCCGAGCCGCTGCGTCGCCACGAAGGTCGTACCCGCCGGCGCGTCGTCGCCTTCCAGCTGCAGGTTCGTCGTATCGGCAGCGGCCAGGACGTCGCGCTGCCACTCGTGATAGAAGCCCGTGCCGTCCGAGCGCGAGCTCGAAGACATGAGCGGCACTTCGGTGGGCTTCAGGAGATAGATGACATCAGCGAGGTCTTCTCGGTCACCGACGGCCGTGAAGGCGTCGATCGTACCCGGATACTCTGCCATGGGAGTCTTGCCTCATCGTTGTCGTGCCCGGGCCCGAGCGCGCTGACGTGCGCCCATGAGCGCCACAGCGGCAGCAACGCTGCCTGTACGCTCGAGCCTGGCCTTCGCTCCGCCCACTTCGCGCTCTTCCACCTCTTGTCCTGTGAGCCCGCTGTCACGCGAGGTTCCAGGGCGGAAGACGCGAGGGACGTTGCGAACACGTTTATCGATGAGACCACGGCGCTCCCTTGCCGCCTTCGTGAGTAGTGCAGCCGTGATGGCCGCACGGACGACGCGGTGGTCGACGACGCTGTCCCATTCGGCGGGCGTAAAGCCCAACTCCGTGACCACGTACTCACGCGTCACGGCTCCGATCTCCGCGCGCATGCGCGGATCCTTCATCTGCGGGAAGTATCCCAGAAGCTTCTCCTGCTCCTGCGGAATCTGTGCTTGGAGGCGCGCGGCCTCGACCTCCGCGGCGTGGCGGCGGAGGCCCTCAAGGGCCTGCTGGCGTTGACCCCACTCGACCATGCGAAGCCGATACTCGGCGTCGTCCACGCCTCTC